AACCACTTAGCCCATCAAGCCCTGCCAAGCCTGCCAAGCCTGCCAAGCCTGCCAAGCCTTTGCTAAACCTTGCCTTTAGTGAGGATGCTAAGCCTTGCTTTTTGTAAGGATGCTAAGCCCTTGTTAAATCTTTGCTAAACCCTTGCCTTTAGTGAGGATTTAAGTTATAATAAAGATAGGAATACAAATATAAGTTTGGAGGAAGGTTTTAACCCCATTAGCTCACCTCCCTCCTTCTATTTTATATTGATACACATTAATACACATTAATACACATTAATACACATTAATACACATTAACAAGGAGTGATATAACTTGGGCTTTTCTAAAACTGATTTAATGAAAATAATGAAAACAAGTAAAGAACACCCTACTTTTTTTGCAGAGAAGGTTTTGGGTGATAAACTTTGGAAAAAGCAAAATCAAATAATAAATGCTATCCAGCATTCAAATGTTTCAGTAGCTAGTTGTCATGGCGCTGGCAAAAGTTTTATTGCTAGTAGGATAGTTTTACATGCTATGTCAGTCCATCCAGGAACTCAAGTTATAACTACAGCTCCAACTAACAGACAGGTAAAAAAGGTTTTATGGAAAGAGATTAGAACTGGACACAAAAGAAGCAATATCCCATTAGGTGGAAAAGTCTTAACACAAGAATTACAAGTAGATGATGATTGGTTTGCTTTAGGATTTGCTACTAGTGATACTGACCAGTTTCAAGGTTTTCATGGAAAAAGAATTTTAGTAATTGCTGATGAAGCAGCTGGTGTTAGTGAAGAAATTTTTAATGGTATAGATGGAATTACTTCTGGCGCTAATAGTAGAGTTTTACATATTGGTAATCCTACCAGTAGGTCTGGAAGATTTTACCAATCACATACTGTGTCTGATAATAGCTTTATAAAATTTAATATTTCAGCTTTTGATACTCCTAATTTTGATAAGACTGGAATTACTATGGAAGATATAACAGATGGAAGTTGGGAAGAAAAAGCCCCTGACCCTAATAAATTACCTTATCCTCAATTAATAACTCCTAAATGGGTTAGGGAGAGATATGAAACTTGGGGTATAGATAGTGCCTTATGGCAAGCTAAAGTAATGGGTAACTTCCCACAAGATGAAGAATACACAATTATTCCTGTTTATATTTGGAAACAAGCTCAAGTAGATGAGAAAAAACCTATTGTAGATGATATAGAAGATATTAGGATTGGTATTGATGTAGCTAGATTTGGTAGTGACCAAACTTCCTTAGCTATAACAATTAAAAATAGATTAACAGAAGTCCACACAATTAGAAATATGGACACCACTGAAGTTTCTAAATGGGTTGATAGAATTATAAGAAAAAGATTTAATAGATATAAAAGATGGAAACAAGTTTTAACTAATGTAGATACAATTGGTGTAGGTGCTGGTGTTGAAGACCAGCTTAAGAATACTTTTAATTATGAGAGAGTAAATGGATTCAAAGTAAGTCAAAAGGCAGTAAACTATGATAAATACTTAAATAAAAGAGCAGAAATGTATTGGCAACTAAGGCAAGGTCTAAAAGAAGGTGAATATGAGATAGGAGTTCATGATGAAGAAATAGAAAATCAGATAACTGCTATAAAGTATGAGTTTTCTTCTAATGGCCAACTTAAAGTAGAAAGTAAAAAGAAGATTAAGAAAAGACTTGGTGAAAGTCCAGATAATGCTGATAGTATATGTATGGCGTTTTATCAAGGTAAAAGAGAAAGAAAAAAAGGTAGTAATGGATTATTAACAGCATGGAAGTAAGGGGTGAATAATTTGGCTTCATATAAGAAGGATAAGAATTTATATATACCAGATAGCATTAAAGAAAATAAAAAAGACTTTATGACTACAATGAAAGAAGGTAGTTCTAAGGGGAAGCAAAATAAAGACCCCTTAAAATCCCAGTACCAACAAGATGATGTTTTAACTCAAAGAGAAATAGACAATATGTACAAACATAAAAGGATTTTTCAAAACATTATAGAAATTCCAGCAGAAGATGCCACTAGAGAATGGATTGATTTTAAAAGCACTCCAGAGGCAGAAAGCATTTTAGATAAACTAAATGATTTAAATGCCCAAAGCACTTTCAATAAAATGATAGAGTATGAAAGGCTTACAGGTGATGGATTAATTAGTATAGGTTTTAATCAAGAAAATACTTTCAATTTAGATGAACCTTTAAATGAAGAAGGTATTAATAATATTGATTATATCCACCCATTCAGTAAAAAGAAAATATTGGATGGTATAATGGATGAAGACCCATTTTCTCCAGATTTTAACAAATTCACTTATTATGAATTGATACCTAATGATAAAGATAGTAGACTAGTCCATTCCAGCAGAATACTCCATATGCAAAGTAGAGTATTTGAGGGTGAGCAGTGGGGTATGAGTTTAGGGATACCTTTATATGAACCAATATTAATTTTGGATAATATAGCTTGGTCTTTAGGACAAATAGCCTATGCTATGACTTTTAAGGTTTTGAAGTCAGATGATGTTAATATGAACAGTAGGGAACAAGTAAAAGCTATTACAGAAGAATTGGAAAGTTTCTTCAATTCTATGAGTTTAGCTGTAATTGGTAAAGATGAAGAACTTACTCATGAAAGTCCAGGCAACAACTTGCCTAATATTAGTGCTATGGTTGAATTTATATGGGATTTTTTAGCAGGAAGTGCTAGAATGCCTAAATCTCACATGTTAGGGCAACAACAAGGTGCTATTACTGGAGGTAAGTTTGATTCAATTAATTATTACATGAGAGTAGCTGGTATTCAAGAAAATTATGTTAGACCTCTTTTAGAAAGGTTAATAACCTTATTATATAAAGCAGAAAGCAGTGGAATTGGAGAAGGTAGAGTAGAAAATCCTAATTTCAATATGATTTTCAATTCCTTATGGAGAATGGATGACAAGACTGATATGGAATTAAGAGAAATGCAAAGTAAGATAGATGAAAGATATATTAAAAATATGGTATTAAACCCAGATGAAGTAAGGGAAGAAAGGTTTGGTGAAGAAGGATTTTTTGATTCTATGGATGTTAGTGGTAAAGAATTTGAGGAATTAGCTAATTATGTAGATATGAAAAAGAAAGCTAGTGAAGGTGTTAAAAATGAAAAAGAAAGCTAGTGAAGGTGTTAAAAATGACTAGAATATCTGGTAGATTTCCTATGAATATAGCTTATTCTTATAACAATAAAATGAAATCTCACCTTGAAAAAATGCACAGTACTACTTATAGTTCTTGGATGGAGAGGATTAAAAAGCAGTACAAAAAATTAATGGATGCACCAGAAGATGAGATTGAGATAATTTTAGAAAGATTAAGAAGAAGATACCAAATGAATGAAGAAGATGTTAGAGCTATGACTGATACAATGGTTAAAATGACTAGAGAGTTTGGGATACATCAAGTAGATAGACAGATAATGGCAGTAGCAGGTGTTTCCCCAAATTTAAGATACCCTAATAAGAATGCTAGAATAAAAATGATAGTAGAAGAAAATGTAAGACTTATAAAATCCTTACCTGAAAGGTATTATGATGATGTTTCTAGGGTTGTTAGAGATGGGGTTGCCAAAGGTAAAGGTATTAAGATAATTCAATCTGGTTTAAAGAAAGCTAGTGATGGGGTTATAAATAGTGCTAAACTTATAGCCAGAGACCAAGTTGGAAGTGTTTTATCAGAAGTTACTAGACAAAGGCATGAACAAGCAGGTTTAGAAAAGTACCTTTGGAGTAGTGTTGGAGATGCTAGAGTTAGAGATGACCATGCAGAATGGGATGGACAAGTTTTTACTTGGAAAAATGGTAGCCCTAATGGTACTCACCCTGGACAAGAAATACAATGTAGGTGTATAGCTCAAGTTGTTGAAAAAGATGTAACTTCTATTTATGGAAAAGATGAGTAAGATAGCTTATGTTAATTGGACATAAAATAATTTAGGAGTGTGAAAAAATGAGTGATTTTGATAATAATAATCCATTGCACAACCTGTTAAAATCTGAAATTGGAAATTATGTTCCACAAAAATTTAGCCCAACTGCTAATGATGGTGCTGGTGGCTTTGTAGTTGTTAATGAAGGTGATGAACAAAATATATTAGCAGGAGTAGATGATATTACAGATTTAGCTTCATTATTAACTGCTTTTAATACTGAAGATTTTGCTAGTGAAACTAAATTAGAAGAAGTTAGAACATTGCTTAATTCACTAGATGGAAAAGATTTTGCAACTGAAGTAACTCTTGATACAAGATTGAATAATTTAGAACTAAAATTAGATGAAATGTTAGACCCGGAAGAGGAATTTCTTTCTAAACTTGAAACTATTGCAGTTAATACAAATTCAGCTACCGATATAAGCAATCCAAACACTCTAAGTTATGGCGATATGCAGAGAGGTTTATTCGGAATAATATCAGCGAGCGAATTCATAACCGGGGATAATCTTTGCTCAGAACTAGGGATTACACAAGGAGCCGCTCAATTTTCAGATACAGACTGGTTAAAATTTGCATTCCAGGGTGATATATTAATAACTCCAATGAAACCGATTAGATATGGTATCAGCTGGAACGCTATATATAACGCTGGAGCGGTTTACGGTGATGGAACAGTCGGTTTT